CCTCCTAGGAGGACTTATTTCATTACCATTTAATCTCATCAAAGGTCTTTTCAGTGGAATTGGAAGTTTATTTGGATTCGGTGGAGATCAAGAACCATCTAAATTTGCTGATGGTGGATTGGTGACTACAAGATCTGAGTCGGAACGTCCATGGCAAAATACTGGCAATACTGTCAAGGAGTCTAAAGGTAAGAAAAAGACCGAGTGGTGGAAATACCTATTAATGGCTCTTCCATTGCTCATGATGGGTAATAAAGGGAAGCAAGGAGGTGGTACAGAAAAGCAGAAAGCTGGTGGTGGGGGTAGTAAAAAACAAGCTCCACCCTCATCTCGAGGTCCGGCCGGAGCCTCTGAAGAATTTAAAGAGGAATACCAATATAGAGAGCCCGAAGGTGAGACACCTCCCGCTTCAGAAGAGTCAGGACTTGGACCATTTGAGAGTGCTTCTTTGACCAGTGAGGAACCTTTCGGTTTTGAACCTGAATATGATATGCCTATGGCTGAATATGATATGCCTATGGCTGAATATGATATGCCTATGGCTGAATATGATATGCCTATGGCTGAATATGATATGCTTGATGCAGAGTTTCAAAGAGGTGGGTATGTACAAAAATTTGCGGATGGTGGAACTGTCGGTTATTCACCTATCTACACTTCACCCGGGCTGCAAAAGAAATCTACGACCTCCAAGAAGAAACTTGAATGGTGGCATTATCTACTGATGGCTCTTCCTCTACTCATGATGAGTAACAACAAGAAATCAGGTGAAGAGAAGAAATCTGGCAAAGCGCCTAAAGAACCTCAAAAAGAGCTTCCACGCAAAGAGTCCCCACCCACTTCTGAGAATGTTCCACCTATCGCAGAAGTTCCGCCTCCACCCTTAGAAGAACTCCCCGCTCCTTCTGGAGAGCTTTCTTCATCTTCGCCGGGATCAAGTGCTCTTGAGGGTACTTCTTTTATGGAGGCTGGATTTGATTATGCAATACCGGAGGAGGAATTCGCCCCAATACAAGATGTAAGCAGCATTGAGGCAGGCTATTCAGAATTTGAAAGCACCGAATTTATCCCTGAGTTGTACGCCCGGATGGGTGGACTTGTTCAGTATTTCGCGGATGGCGGTAGCGTAATGCCAGGTACCCCTCCTTATACCCTTAAAACGGAGCAGAAGTCATCTTCCAAGAAGAAGAAAAAGACCGAGTGGTGGAAATACCTATTAATGGCTCTTCCATTGCTCATGATGGGTAATAAAGGGAAGCAAGGAGGTGGTGCTAAAGGCGGCGGTGCTAAAGGCGGAGGGGCTAAGCAGCGTCAACCTCAAAGAGGTGGTGGCGGTAGTAGAGGTGGTGGCGGTAGTAGAGGTGGTGGCGGTAGTAGAGGCGAAAGTGCATATGATACTGAACCAAGAACTTCCGAAATGCAAGAGTTGCCACCCCCACCACCTGAAGAAACTGTGCAGCCCATGAGCCTTGAAGGTGAAATGGATCAGACTTTGTTTGATTCCGGGTACGATCTTGGCCTTGAAGGTGCTGATTTCTATACTTCCGATTTCGAATCTGACTTATATGCCCCTAACATGTTCATGTCCGATTTCGACTTTGAAACACCTGATTATGGCTTTGACACGATATCTCCAGATTACTCTATGCCTGATTTTGGTGGCTTCGATAGTGGTTTTGATATGGGTGGCTTCGAATCGCCTGACTACGGTTTTGATTTTGGCGGCTTTGATAGCGGTTTTGATTTTGGCGGCTTTGATAGTGGTCTTGATTTTGATATGGGGTTCCAGAAAGGTGGCCTAGTTCGTAAATTTGCGGATGGAGGCTTTGTTGAAGGTTTTGCAGAAGGTTTTGATGATATTGATCTAGATACTGAGCATAGCTCCGCAAGTCCTTTTGAAGGCCAAGAACTCTTTCCATTTAGCAGTGTCGGCATGTTACCTTCTGTAGGTGAATCTTCTATCCCAGGTCTTGAAAGTATTGGAAAGGGTATGGAAGATTTTACTGACAAGATGAACGAGCAACTGTTCGGCCAAATGATTCAAATGGGAATAGGAGCTCTTGGCATGGTCGGAAAGATGTTCCGCCTCGGTGGCCTTGTTCAGAGATTCGCCGAAGGTGGAGAAGTTCAAGAACCTGGATTTCTCTCATCTATCATGAGTTGGCTAGGACCTTCTCAAGCTCATGCAATGGAACCTGAAGAATTGCGCCCCCAGCTTGAGCCTGGTTGGAATGAAGTTATAAAAGGTACTCCATATACAGACCGTGCCGTAAATATGGAAGCTGCGAGGTTAGGGGCTCAAGATGTTACTAACTTCCTTGAATCCCATGAATTTGTGGGTGGGCCCAAAAGGTTTAATATCCTTAAATATTTACATGAGGCTCGAGGTGGCAACATCTCGGATCGTGGCGGCGCTTACTTTAAAAACACTGGTAATACGCCCGCATCAGGGCTTCTTGATTCAATAGATGTGAATGCCCCCGCTGGATCTGGTACACCTGATACTATCCGCAGAGAAACTGCGAATACGATTTTTCATGAAGCGGTTCACAGTTTGCAGAGACAGGGGCGCGAACTTGCCCCTTGGCTTGAACATATTGACCCTCGAGTCACTTTGAAATGGGCTGAAGAAGTTGCCCTCAAAGCCAAAGGTTCTACCTATAATACAGAATATTATGCTGACCCTTATGAAGTAATGGCCCGCGGGGTTGCGGGGCACTTAAATCAAATCATGAATCCTGAGTATGGTATTAACACGATACAACCTGCAGGAGGAAAATCTGATCGTACAAAACTCGCGGGGGGTCATATGGAGATAATGGGGTGGCCTCCTCAATATGATGCAATGTTTAAAGAAATTGCAATGGGTATTGCATCAGGCGAGGTACCAGAACCTCCTCCGTCTCAAATGGGTGCTATCGATAAAATTTTGAGATATTTCTACATGCTTCGAAATATGCCAAGTGCTCAGAGGTATCAAACGGGTGGGTCAGTTCCAGGATCTGGTAGCGGAGATATTGTGCCGGCTATGCTTGAACCTGGTGAGTTTGTTATCAACAAACCTACAGTCGAATTTTTTGGTTCTCAATTCTTCCATTCATTACAACATATGTCTAAGAGTAGAGAACAAGCTATGCCTGAAGTGGTTCTCGGCTCGGCCAACCAAAAAATTCAATTACCTAAATTCCAAGAAGGTGGCCTGGTGACGCCCGGAATTCAACCAGCCGCTGCGTCTGGACCCGTTAATGTAACAGTGGCAACTGTTGTTGATGAGAGCTCAGTTGACCAGTTTATGAGTACTAAGAAATACGGTGATGTCTTCGTCAACAAGATTGGCTCACGAATTACACGCCGTATGGGTGGGAAGAATAGATAATGCCACGTTTAAGAAAACTCATGCCACGCCCCGTCGTTATTTTGATGCTGACATTTGCATTTCCAAGTTTAGTAACTACGGCTTGGTGGTACGGATGGGCAACGCTTGGAGAGACATTCATTGCCTCTCAAATTGCCCTACTTTCTTTTCAAATTCAGAAACATTGTTGGAGTGAAGATGATTTCTTCACTGTTCGCAGCTTTTTCATTAGGAAATAACTATGAAGTGTTATTTATACGCCATTACAGCTGGGACTGAATATGAGTTGTATGTTACCAATGATAACTACAGTCATACCTATAATAGCGTGACCTATGCAGCGAGTGCTATGGAGTGTAAAGAATTTTCTTTTGATATCAAAGAGTTAATGGGCGAGGCCAGTGTTTCCATCCCCTGGGAACAAGCGGGATTCTTGAGAAACTTTACTAGTCGCGCGATTGAGCCTATTGTTGAAATTGAGGTGTATCATTACAACACTTCTACGAGTGCTGCAAGCCTGGTCTTTAAAGGTTTTGTCAACTCTTTTAAGGTTGCAAAAGCGAAAATTGATTTAGGCTGCCTTTCATTTGTGGAGCAGTGTAGGGATAGCTATCCTCGAATCTGTCTTTCCCGACATTGCTGCCGTCGAGTTTATGATTCTGGATGTGGCCTTTCTGTCGGGGATTGGACCGAAAACTTTACAATTACTGGAATTTCATCGGATGGACTTACAATTACTGGAACTGGTCCTGCTCATGAAGCGGAATGGTTTACCTACGGGTATATAAAAAGTCCCTCAAATCCTGCGGGAGCTGCACGCTACATTGTCGGAAACGATTACAGTGGATCAGCTCACTCACTTTATTTAATGCATCCCTGCCCAACGGCTTGGTATGTAAATCAAATTGTAACAGTAACCGCTGGTTGCGATAAATCAACTACAACATGCTCAAGTAAGTTTAACAACTATGCAAACTTTTTGGGATTCCCGTTTGCGCCGTACGAATCGATTCGGTATACGGGGTTGAGGACTGAAACGGTTGAAAAGAGCAAGAAGTAATCTCCTGGAAGAGTTTCTTCGTGAAGCTGATTCTTGGGTCGGTACTCCATATAAATTTAATGGTTGCGCGAAAGGTAGGGGAACCAACTGTGTCGTCTATGCACTTAAATGTATGCAAGACATACTACCTGAGGATTCAGTACCGATAGGTGGATGGAAATATACTCATGAAAATGTAGTGAAGAAACGTTTAAATGTTGTTATGCCTGAGATGCTTAAAGTAGGTAGAGAAATTTCGTTGGCTGAAATACGTCCCGGGGATATTGCCTTCATCCAGTACGCCGGCATTCCCGTATGTCCGGCAATTTATATGGGTGAGGAGCGGTTTGTTTTTTGTATCAATCCAACTGGCGTGTTCAACATGATGCTGCCGAGGAATATGCACCGCCGCATTGTGTCTGTAATTCGCATAAAATGTTTTGATGGAGATGAAGATGGCGGGTGAAATGGGAATGTGGCTAGCAAATTTAGCCTTGATGGGGACGGCTTATTCAATGTATAATGAGCCGTCAAGTGATGAAGGTATTGACGAAGCTCCCTTAGCAGAGTTTAAACTATCTGCGGTAAGACTGGGTACGCCAATTCCGATCGTTTACGGTTTAGCAAAAATCGGTGGTTGTATGATCGAATGGGGTGATTGGACGGTAGTTGTTCATGAAAATGAAATGAGCAAGAAAGCGGGTTAATGCCAGATGGGAAAACCTGAAGTCCATGTTTATACATATACTTACCGGATCCGTACCGCGATTGCGATTTGCTATGGGCCAATTGATAAATTTTATCGATTGGATTTTAATAGCGACTTCGAAATTTATGATGCATCCGCCGGTTCTGGTAGTACGCCTCTATCGTTCTCGACTGGGGATAATATTTTATACGGCTCCCTTCATTGGGGAACTAGTGACCAAGGTAATGACTACAACCTATCCCAAATGCATGGCGGTTCAACATTATATTACCGCAATGTCTGCTACGCTTCATTCCACCTAGATCTAGGTCATGGCCCCTCAATGCCCGCCACTGCATTCACTGTTGCAAGGTGGCCGGATGTTTTTAATGACAATAAATTAGATCAAATTTTTAGTACATCTTGGGGGTTTAATCCCGCCTCCGTTGTTTATGATCTCTTAACAAACACAATCTATGGATTTGCTATTGCCGCCACCTATATCGACACGGACTCATTCGAAGACGCTCGATCCACAGTTTATAGTGAAGGTTTCGGCTTTAGTACCTGCATCCAATCTGGGGATTTATATACTGTAATCAGATCAGCTTTGGACTGGATGGATGGTGAGCTGCTTTACGACGAAACTTCGGGGAAAATTAAATTGAGGTTACGTCGGGAGGATTATAATGAGGCGGAGTTGATCGAAGTAACTCAATCAGACATGAGGGCTCAGACCTTCGACTTAACTCGACCCTCTTGGTATTCCACTAAAAATGTGATTTATGTGGCCTTCTCTGACGTGTACAGAGAGTGCGATCAGAATATTGTGTATTCAGAGGACTTGGGGAATTTCAATCTTACCAACAATTTAAGGGTCCAAGAATTTAACTTTGATGTATTTATAGACTCAGATACTGCTCAAAGGGTGGCGAACAGACTTCTTTCAAAAAATTCATATCCATATGCTCGTGTCTCCTTCGAGTGCTTTGCATCGAAGGGGGAGTCTATTAAAATTTTTGATCCAATAAGAGTGCGCCACTCATATTACGGCGTCGATGCCATCTTCAGAGTCACCGAGAAAAGATATGAGGGGGCCAATTTATGGAAAATTGAGGCCGTTGAAGAGAAATTCCCTGCGACTCAAATTTATGACGTCCCCGCAGAGGAGCCATATGATCCGTACGTTAGTGGGGGTTACACCGAGAAGTATACCGTGACTTGGTATTATCGATATCTTGAAACCAAGTATCGGGGCCTCCTGATTTTGGGGTATACTCCAGATGGAACAACGCCCTGCACTTTGGCATCGTTCCGAGTGGATACAGACTACTTTGCAGAGACTAAGAGGTATGGAAGCGTAGGCCTTTTAGCGTCCTCTTTGTCTGCCGATCATGATGCTACCATCTATATCACCCTGGATAAACATTTTGAGCAAGACGCAACCACATTGAAGTATGTACTCATTGACGATGAAATATTTGGAATCGACTCAGCTGAGTTGGATGGTGATTATATAGTGTACACATCATCCCTTAGCAACAGGGGTTTGGAAGAAACGGTAAAAGCCACCCACCTTGCTGGAGCTCGAGTTTTTGTTATAGAGTGCCGCGCTATCGGGTCTTCATCTCAAATTCCCGATACTGAATTGACATACACTATTACACCTATATATAGTAACCCCACGCCGTATGCCGATAGAGATGGGTCTCAAACCTTTGATTATACATATCAAGGTTTAATCAAGAAGCCCTCGCCTCCTAAAGATATTTCTACTTCCCCCTCATCACCTACATCTCATGATGATATTACATTTAGTTGGTTAAGAGATAATAGAGTAAGCCCCATTCCAGTGCCCTGTGCTGGATTATCTGCTTACCCTACTACTGATACCGGTGACGGGTTAGAGGATCAAATTTATGGTTGGCGGCTAAAGTATTTCACGTCGGCGGGTGTAACTCCGAATCTTACTGTTGAGCTCAACCCCTCCGTCATGTCACACACTTCAACCGTTACGGATCGAGCAGCAGCTGGTATGACCTATGGTGCCTTTAGATTAGAAGTATATGCTATGGGTCTCTATGGTTATGATGGGGGTCCAGCTACTTATGAAATAATGTCCTAGGAGGAGAAAATGCCGCTCAATTTACCTCAATATGATGTAACAAGGCTGTCAATCGGCCCTTCAATTATTTATATTGGAAGTGCTTTAACAACTCCAACTACCGATCTAGGTGCCGTAACTTCAGCTGAAGTTAAGGTGAATGTTGAGCTTAACAAATTCTTTTCTGGGTCTCCCGCAGTACCTCATTGGTATCACTTTAAAAACGCTGAGGTGTCTCTATCTGTAAAAGGGTTAGAGTGGAATTTAGACAAATTACGTCAAGTAACCGGAGGTTATTTTTACTCAGAAACTGCTGGTGGGTTTATAACTGAAACTCTTTATGGGACTTTTGAATTTGTGGAGTCCCTTTCCTTACGTCTTGTCCACCAAACTCCTAGCGGGGCAACATTGATTTTGGATATCTTTGAAGCAGTTCCTGGAGGTTCAGTTGACTTGAGGTTCGCCGCTAATACTCATGAAATTCCGTATGTCTTCTATGCAGTTACGGCTACCACCGATTTTGCTGGAAATACTTTACCTCCGAATACTGCATTCAAATTAGTTTATCAGAAGAGTGTATAGAGGAAATTATGGCTAATTTATACATGAATGGATTTGAATGGGGAACTGTTTTTGAGTGGTCAGCATTTAATCGCATGCCCTCGAGCTCTATTAAATCTTCCGATCCAACACCCAGAACTGGAAACTATTGCTGTATGCTTGGAGGGTCCGCATCTGATAATCAAGGTGAAGTCTTTTTGCCTCCATCGTCCGAAATTTATTTTCAGTTTGCTCTTTACCTTCCATCCTCTCATAGACCTAATCCTGACGAATTTGTGTATTATTATACAAGAGGCGGGGATTACCTAATTGGAGCTCTCTATATAAGTTCAACTGGGGGTCTCTATTTGAAGACAATGGACCCCGCCCAGATAACCTCTTCTAATGTTAACTATTTACAATTGCAGGGAGGAGGTACAACCCGGCTATCTACGGATAAATGGTATGTAATTGAAATCCATTTGAAGCCCCACGTCACTGCAGGAATTTTTGAGATTAGAGTAGATGGTGTTCTTGACTATCAATACTCCGGATGGACTAGTTCAGCAGAATATCCCTGGGTTGATCGATTAAGATTTTATGCGTTCTGGTATTGGTATATCGACGACATCGTGGTTAATGATACGTCTGGGAGTGCTAATAATTCATGGCCCAATTGTATGAAGGTGGTTTTGCTTAGGCCCAATTCAGAAGGTAGTTATGAAGAATGGACTGCTACAGGTGAACAGCGTCACTATGATCACTTAAATGAAGTGCCCCCATCTATGGATGACTACCTTACGGCTCAAACGTCTGGGTTGAGAGAGTCGTGTCATTATGAAGGCCTACCCGAAGAGGTTGAGACTGTTGCGGTGGTAAGATCAGATGCCTGGGCCAGCCGATCTAGTGGAAGTACTCTCTCAAAACTTATTTTTGAGGTTATTCCAGGTTCGACGATCTACCAATCAACCGAGACCGAATTAGGCCTCGCCAACCTTCTACATTCGTATGCATGGAATTTCAACCCCGAGACTTCTAGCAACTGGACAGTCGATGAAGTAAATACTTTACAGGGAGGGTTTTGCTCCGAAATTTAGGAGTAAAACTTCAAATTAATGGCGAATGATTTTTACTATGATCCCACCTGCAAGGCCCAATATCGATTTGAAGCTAGCTACCTCCTAGTTGACTCCCAGTCGGATAATCACCTATTTGATCACAACACTGTTAGTGAATCCTCAAGTGACTTCAAGGAAGGGTATTGCGCCGCCAGCTTTTCAGCTGCCTCTACTCAATACTTTACTTGTACCAATTCAGAGCTTTGTGAAGGTTTTCCCCTCAAATGGTTTGATACACCTGCGGAGAGAGCTAAACACTCTTCAATTATTAGCTTCTGTTTTTGGGTTAAATTTTATGACGTCACTGACCAACAGAACATTGTTGGGAAAAGCTCGAGTGCAGACGGGTGCAGCTTTCTTTGTTATAGTGATAATGGCCAATTAACTATTGATTGGGGCTACAATGAGGGCGCTTCATTTTACTCTTACCCTGCTGGACTAACATTTAACAGTGATGAGTGGTATCATGTAGGGGTTTCATTAGATGAAACCGATCAGATCGCTTACTTTCATGTCTGGAATGACTCGGCTCAGGAAATTATTTGTAACCGCGTCCAAACCTTAATCAGTGAACACTTGAGTACAACTAGTGCTCCCCTATCTATAGGTGCGGATGGAGATGGTAGTAACCCCCTTAACGCCATTGTTGATGAAGTAGTCATTTTCTCGACTTTCAAAAATTCTCTCGACTTCGATAACATTCGTCAAGACATTTATAAAAAACCTGCCCTCAATGCCTTTTATACCGACCCTGAGTGTGTTGCTTTATATAATTTCGAAATGAATCCGGGCTTCACCCAAGACTCTCAGGGATCGAACCATCTCACACAATATAATACTGTCAAACAAGATTTAATTTATTTTAAGCGTGATCGATCATCCGCGTATTTTAGGGCCAATGAATTAGGGAGCCTTTCAATTCTTGATTCGAACTTGGGCGCAGATTTTCCGCTTAAGAGTGGGAGTGCATCTAAGAAGTTTTCGATATGTCTGTGGTTTAGGATCCCGGGAAATATATTTAGTTATATGTTGGCGAAGGGGTCAACCACCAATGGTAAGCGTTCGTTTGCGGTGTATATAGACTACATGACTCCTAAAATACAGTGGAGTTATGATGGGACTAACTATGATACATACATAACATATGGTCTAACATATGAAAGATGGTATCATATGGGGATTTCACTCGATGGGGATTCCAAATATTTAATAGCCCGAATTTATGACTCAGTTCAACAGAAGGTCGTTTTCTATGAATCCTACAATGTTTTAAATGAGCTATTCCTTAGTGATGGACCTTTCACGTTAGGCGTACAAACGCCGGGGACTCAATATTTTAAAGGCTGGCTAGATGAGGTCGTAGTCTTTAATGACGTGCGAACGTTGTTTGAAATTGATCGTGTTCGAGAAGGCACCTATTTCCGCAACCTTGACTTTGCCGTTACGGAATCTTCGGGTAGTACTGTACTTCACATGAAGACAGCCGGTATAGAATGTTGCTCTTCTGGTGTAATGGTTGCGGTTCGAGGCCGAAACTACTTCCCGGCAAATAATTACTCCGCAGATCCAACCTGTATCGCATCATTCTCATTTGAAGAAGATCCTGGGACTCTTGTAGATTCCATAGGTGGAAATGATTTAACTGACCATGGAACCATTGAAAGGGTACAATAATTAATTAGGAAGTTTATGATGTCGGGGAGTTGTAGACAGATAAATGGCAGATACAACCTGGAAAAAATGGAAGAATGGCGAACCACTTCCCGATTTATGCTCAAATGATTCTAATTTAACTTATTGGAAGGGAGGTGAACCCCTACCCACCTTCCAGAAAGCTGCGGGCGAAGGCATCATTATATCACCCGAGAAGCTTTCAATTACATTCTCCACCTTTGCCCCGACTGTTTATCTAGACTACGTCGTCACTATATCTGAAGTCCTTTCTGCCACTCTTTCTCAACATGAGCCAGAGATTCGAGCAGGCTCTACAATTCCTACATTTGTTGAGGGCACTCTCGGGCAATTAATCTATCGCCCCGCCCCTGAATCTCGAACTGAAGCACTTCTAGGCCAACTAATTTATAGAAGGCGGGCCGAATCGGATGTCGAGGCTTTCGGTATTTATGCGGGCGTAAAATACGAAAAAAGGGTTGATGTCGAGGCTTTTGGTATTTATGTTGCGTATAGCACCAGTTTTGGTGTTAACGTTTACATTTCAACCACTCTGCATTTAACCCTGGCAACTCAAACTCCTCGCTTTCTTGGCTGTGAAACTGTTTCAATATCTGAGACACTCAATCTTGATCTTGCATTGCATGCCTCGACTGTATTAATAAATGCAGCTATTTCAATATCTGAGACACTCAATCTTGATCTTGCATTGCATGAACCTACCATTCAGAGTGGAATTACTATATCTGAGACACTCAATCTTGATCTTGCATTGCATGAACCTACTGTCTGTCTTGGAGGTAAATTTCTACTAACTAAACTTGGACTTACATTTTCAGTAAAGACCGCCTCAGTCTGCACTGATCAAGTATTGTCTCAAGCCACCCTGCACCTAAACTTCTCTACCCTTGAAGCTTCCGCTACAACGGGGTTCCCCGCCCCTCTTGTAGGTCTTACTTTTGGACTGTATGACCCCACCATTCTGTGGGGGGTTTCAACACTCCAGTCAACGCTTCACCTAACTTTTACGAAACATGCCCCTGCCCCTCACTTCGATTACGTCGTTGAGATAGGTCAGACCCTGTCATTACAACTTTCTTCGCACGATGTATTAATCAAGGTGGGGGTGCGGTTACAGGAAGTTTTAAGTATCGCTCTGTCCCTTTATGAACCTGCTTTAGAGCTTGACTACATTGTTACAGTTGCAAAACTTTCTATTTCACTCACGCAGTATCCAGTTAGCACAAAATTTGATTATGTTAATATCATCAATGAAACTTTTGGGTTAACTTTTGCACCCTATGATATAACAGTTCTTACTGGCGTTAAACTGTATGAAACGTTATCTGTTATACTGAGTCAGTATGTTCCGGTGGTGGCCTATGCTAGAGTTGTTAGCATCTCATCAATCCTTCGAATTATTTTTAATAAAATTCCTCCGACTGTATCCGCGGCTCGAAACATTGCAGTACCCACTAGCTTAAAAAGTTTAACCCTTACATCGTTTGATGTTGAAGTAACCGCGGGAGCCACCTTACACGAGACGCTTCCCCTCAACTTTGAATACCCCGTTTTGTCGGTTATTACGAATTCATATTTAGACGCCGACTTACAAAATCTTAACTTATCTTCTTTGGAGCCTTCCGTTAAAGGCGACTCCAACTATGAAGCGGAATTACTGAATCTTGTTTGGGTATTAAATGAAGTTGAGGCCTTAACGGGAGTAAGACTTTACGAAACCATTTCCCTGGTGTTTAATTTATTTGACACTACACCTTCAACTGATTGCAATTTTTATCTTGATGAAACTCTCGAATTAACTTTAAGTCCCCACATTCCTAACGTTTGGGGCGGCCCAACTTCTGAAGAATCCTTTTTGCTAGACCCCCTCCATAAAGAGAGAGAGTATGGAATTGTACTTGAGGCGGGCCACGGTACATATGCAGACCGAGAAGACTCTTTATTATCCTCAAACTTCCCTTTGAAATATGGGACTTCCAACACTCTTGGCACGTTTTGTTTCTGGGCTCGAGCTTATGACGCTTCAACAATAGTTCAATCCTTGTTCAGTAAAGGTAATCCCCTTAGCCTACATGGAGGCATTTCACTTGTACTCATAAACCGGACTGTGGTATTTTACGCTCAAGACACATTCCATGGACTGTACAATACCTTTTATCCAGGGCTCACTCTTACAGAAGATCGATGGTATCATTTTTCTCTTATGATTGATAATCGTGAAATGGATCCAGATCAAGGTAGTTATTGTATGGAAGAAGGTTTCGTAGGACCTGCATTTCACTTTAGAATTTGGGATGATGCCTTAAAACAATACGTTGTAGATCGACTGTACACTCCAAACCGAGATGGCTTCTCCCTTCCGTTTAGACTTTCGACAGGTCCATTTATGATTGGAAACGCGGATGGAGATACCACGTTTTTAGATGGATATATTGACGACTTCTCAATTTTCAATGCAGTACGTTCACCCCATGAAACCGACTTAATTCGTAGGGGTATTTATAATGGTCCCACTACAGCGGTTATGGTTGAGGCACATGCATTAAAAGTATGTGTTGACGCAACTCATCAGATTGACATCTCGGCACATGGCACCTCAATTAAATACGACCCCACGCCTGAAATTTTGGTTAATGAAGCGGGCTTAATGGTAGGGTATTGCATCGAACAACCTGCCGAAACTCCGCCCTTCCCGGTTATTGCGGGGGCATGTGCTCAAGGGGATAGCACGCACCTTAAATATAAGTTTACTAGCGATGTGTACGTCTATGAATCCAATGACGAAGAAGAGCGTCGTGATGTCTTTACTTATCCTATTCGCGAAGCGGTCATCACCGTTAATACAACTGCAGACCCTGCCTTCTTAAGGGTTCTTGAAACATTAAGTGCAGGGGTTACTTACTTCTCTGTTCCCCTTTGGCATCTCAAAGAGGACCTGACTCATGACTCTGCTAGAGATGACACCGCTTTCTATGTTGGGGACTCAGCCGAATTTTACGTTGGAGATGATGTATTACTACTTAGAGCGAGTGACAGTTTAGTATATGACTTATGCACTAACACAGTAGTAGCTGGTTCGACTGTTACAGTTGCAAGTCCTATTACAAGGCATTATAGTAAATTCACTCGACCAAGTTCAACTCGAGTTTATGACCCAAGAAGTTCATGGGCGGTTCCATGTATAAAAGGGATCGTAACAGTCGATTCAATGGATTTCCGGGGATCAAGACCTACATATCAAGTTAAGGTTAAAGTCGATGGTGGTGCTTGGGAGCATGTTGATTCTTATGTCGGGACATTTCTTTATGAGCCGGCTCAATCGGATTTGATAGCACCTAAAATGGAGAGACTTGTAATCGGGGCCGAAAATGGTATGTTGCAATTGTTTCCACACCTTACAACTTCTAGGATTGCATTTGATGTTAACTGGGAGTTTAGTGGGACGGAGTGGAGAGACTTGAGATCCCTTTTCTATACAGCGAAAGGTAAAACCAACTCTTTCGTCTTGCCTACCTGGTTATGGGAGCTTAGAGTCGTTGCGAGTGCTTCAGCTGGGGCTACATCTATTTCGCTATCGCCCGGGTTTAGTCAAGTTTGGGAAAGATTTTCAAGAATTCTGCTTCGGTCTCGAAACTCTGGGGCCCCGACTATCATCAATTTAACAGCTCATCAAGGTTATGATGTGTATACTTGTGATGCTCTTCCATTCAATTTAACTATAGGAGACAAGGCGTGTCTCTGCCCTGAAGTACGATTCCTTGAGGATGAAATTGAATTTGAGTTTGATGGCAAGAATTTATGTAGGGTTAAAACTTCTTTTATGGAGATTACAGAATAATGGCTAACCTGCTGCCAGGCCTCCCGACGGGCGAATTCACTTGGGATTTAACATACAAGTTTAAGAACGACGAATACTATGCTGAGGATGGAGTGGATTACGACTACTCCCAGTTTTCTTATGCTACTCGGGAACTTTCACTTAACCTAGGAGAGTCAGGCGAAGCCGGGTTTGAATTTCTCTCCCGCCTTCTGGCAGCAGGAGTTACATCCATGCTAGTCCCGTTGTGGTTCCAGAGAACTTCCATTGCAGCGGGAATTACTGCAGGGGTCTCAACTGAAGTTAAAGTCCTTGATGTTAGTGAATTCTATGTGGACGACTATGTGTGGTTCATCGATACTCGAGATTCTTTTCACTATGAACTCAAGACCATTACAGCAATCGCTGGGTCTACTATCTTCCTTGATTCCCCTGTGACCTATACGTGGCACCCAATTGGCTGGCCCTCTATTGGTTCTCCATACTATGATTCCAGTAGTGTATATGTCGTACCGGCCATGTGGGGATACATAGATTATGAAAACGTTGACTACATTAGAGGAAAGCCCGGCATTGATGCGAAATTGAAATTAAACGGGGGTCGGTGGGATAAAAGGATTGTTGAGTCAACATCGACTTACACGGTAGAGCCCCATGGATGCTCCTACGGGACTCCCCGAGTTTATAGAGACGTACTTGGAGCTGAAAATGGGATGTTGCAACTCACTCCCTATGGTTCAACATCAAAGTTGGTTTTCAATTGTCAATGGGATTTTAAGGACAGTTCTTGGGGCGACCTTCGAGATTTATTCCTAGCCGCTAGAGGAAAAGAAGGGACTTTCTATATGTCGACCGGAGTTTATGAAGTCTCTGCGACCCAGAGCTCTGATGCTGGTTCAACGACTATTTACTTGCAGCAGGGTTACGAAAATCTAAGAGGACGCTTTCCAACTTTGCGCTTTAGACCTCGTAGATTTGTTTCTCCTTTTACGGTCACTACAACTGCGCATGTTTCTTATGATGAATTTTCTTGCAATGCTTTACCCTATAAGGTCGAACTAGGGGACAGGGCAAGTTTTTATCCTTTAGTTCGATTCAACGCCAGCGAACTAAAATTCAGCTTTTCAGGGGTCCACAAATGCACAGTGCAAACTTCTTTTGTGGATGTACCTTCTTAAGGAGTATGCGAGATGGCAATGATTTATATGAATGGGTTTGAGTGGAATAGTATATACGAAAACATCTCTCGTTATTATATATACAGTATTAATGCTTCTGGAGTGTCTACTACTCATAAAAGATCTGGAAATTATAGTTTTTATATGCACGATCAGTACGGTTATTCAGATTATATCTCCCTTCCAACCCCTCCGGTTTCGGAGTTTTATATCCAGTTTTGTATTAACGTTAGGTGGGTGAGTGGAGAAGCAGTCTTTTTAAGGTGGTTTGAGGGGAGTACGTATGGAGGGGTGATAACTCTCTCTAACGCGGATTTAAAGTTAAGGGTTTATGAAGGTAATAAAAGTTCACTATTGTGTACGTCCGGAACGGCCTTAGTACAGGAACGGTGGTATTTAATCGAACTTTATGTGAAGCATGATTCCAGCGGTGAAATTGAACTTCGTGTTAATGGTGTTACAGATACTACTTATTCAGGGGATACAACGTCTTACTCAATCGATAAGTTCACCTTTGGTACAGGCTTGGCCTATGGCCAATCAATGACTTACTATGTTGATGATATAGTTATCAATGACACAACTGGGAGTGTTAACAATTCCTGGCCTAACGGTTTACGCATCCTATTACTCAAACCAACGGGCAAGGGGAGCTCGTCTGAGTGGACTAAAGAGCCCGAGGATAACATTGATAACTATTGGTGTGTTGATCATGAGCCCATAGACGACCCATCAGAATATGCGTATACGTTCCAGGATCTCAAGCTTGACCTGTATCGTGTTGAAAATCTACCCGCCACTGCATATTCAGTAGCAGCTGCTCGTGTTGATTCATGGTCTCTTAAGAATAGTGGCTCACGACAGCAAATTAATTTAGCGTTAAAACCAGCCGGGGCTACTACATTCTACTCTAGCGACCAGGATTTGGGAATTGCATTCCAATTAAAACAAAATACATGGGAGACCAATCCATCCACATCAGCGGATTGGTCTATCAGCGAAATCAATAATCTTGAAGTAGGGATGAGATCGAAGTTTCCATAATTGACAAGTTATAGAATGACCTACTTTAAATTGGAGGATCTACATGGCATCAGTCATTTATAATACTTTTAAGCAACGTTTGATGGATGGCGAGATTGATTTTGACAACGATCAATTTTACGTCTGCCTCCTTTCGAACGCCTACACCGCCAATATCGATACCCAGAACGTGTATTCTGATATCAGCGCCAATGAAATTTCTGGTCCAGGGTATGTAGCAGGTGGCACTCTGTTAACGGGGGTAACTGTAACGATCAACCTCGTATCTGATAAGGCAATTCTTGATGCAAATGATGTTACGTGGGCCACTAGTACAATCACTGCTCGGTATTGTAATATTTATAAGCATTCGGGAACTAGCTCGACTTCATGGCTAGTTGCCACATTTGACTTTGGTTCGGATAAAAGTTCGAGCAGTGGTGACTTCACGGTTCAATGGAATGCATCTGGGATCATAGATCTCACCTAGGGTGAACTGTGTCAATACTCTTTGCAAGTGGATTTGAATCTGGCTCCTACGAGTTTTCTCAGTGGACTCATTATTGGCTTGTAAGCTCCCCTGTTCGCACTGGAAATTACTGTCTTAAGTCTCTCTCAATCAATACGGTGACAGCTATCATACCAGCAAGAAGTGAATTGTACATCCAAGTTTGCTTTAATACTGACAGTGTTGACTCCAGCAAGTTTTTTCAATGGTATTCAGGAAGTACCATCACAGGCTCCGTTAAAATCGACTCGGGACGTGTAGAGGTTTATACTGGAAATCTATCCACGAAAGTGATAACATCAGCGTCAGGCCTTTGGGTGATAGATCGTTATTGCTGTGTTGAATTGCATATTGTAGTCCATAGCTCAAGTGGTTTAATTGAATTGTGCGTTGATGGTGTTTCGCAAGGAAGCTTTACGGGCAACACTCAACTCACCGGCTCCGCATATATTGATTCTGTGGCATTGTATGCTGGCAAACTTTATCTGCACTTTGATGATATAGTTATTTGTGATACGCTTGGAACTGTGAACAACTCTTGGGTTGGAGGTGCTAGAATTGTTGCACTCCAACCCAATCAAGATGGACACTACTCCCAGTGGACTCCGTATCCCGCAGGTGTTTCGAACTTTACATGTGTTGACGAAATTCCTGTAACGGAGAGTGAGTATGTTACTACCGATGTTTCCGGATATATTGATATGTATGGCATTGAAGACGTTCCATCAGATTGTGATGAAGTTTTATCTATAGGCGTCCAAAACTTTGCCAAGAAGACTAGCGGTGTAACTACATCCATGATTATGAATGGGATTCGAGAGAGTGGTACTGATTATTTTGCAGGGCTGACCGTCTTGTCTACATCTTATTTGGCATATACTGATTATTGGGATCTTAACCCACGCACCTCCTCAGCATGGGACCCATCGGAAATAAATAACCTTGAAATAGGAGTAAAGTTATTATAATGGCGATGTTATTTATGAGTGGATGGGAAACTGGCACGAATCTTGATCTGTGGGACTCTTATAGCCTAGCCAATGGGGCTGTTTCTACCACTTATAGACGTGGATCACATTATTCAATGCTATTTTCCAATGCCGGGGAATACTCTACTAAATCTTTTACAGCTGCATCCGAAATTTATTTTCAAGCCGCAATAGCTTGGACTGGAGATGATGCATTTAATTGCTATGGCATTTACTTTAAATTTTTAAATGATAGTAGTTACCCAGTTTGTATTGGAGTGGATCAAACGGGTCGTATTTATGTGACGACTGCTCACAATCGATTACTTGCCACAGGAATCACCTCTCTTGATAGATTTAGGTGGCATGTTATCGAAGCACGAATTAAACCTAGTACGACTGATGGCATCATTCAGATCAAAGTTAATGAACGGCTTGAAATTGATTATAGTGGCTCAATAGGATCAACTACTGCCGTTGCTAGATACCGTTTTGAAAGTGGAGCCCTAACAACGGACTCAGCTGGATCCAATACATTATCCACCATCGGATCTCCCACAGCTAACACTGGAGACTATAGAGAAGGTTCAGCCGCCGCAGACATTGATACATCAAATGGCTATTACATAGCAAGTGCCAATCAATCATCCGACTTCCCTTTAAAGTACAATTCAAGCAATACTCGGTTGACTTACACCTTTTGGTTCAAAGCTTCGGCAACTGGGAGCTGGCGTGGGTTGGTGGGAAATCTTTATAGTGGTTCCCCCACATATCGAATAGGCCCGATCTTGAACGTGGCTGATCTTCGATATGAGTGGGGCGCTTCAGAGATTGACACGGGGATTGATATTTCTACTGGCGTTTGGTATCATTGTGCGTTCTGTGCGGATGCTGCCTATGGCTATGCATACATGCGTTTATATAACGCGTCCACTGGAGTCGTTTCGGAATATGTAAAAACCGACCATGTCGCCATTACAGATTATCAATCGACGTTTAGTATTGGCAGTATGGCTGGCACTTCCTCGTATCGCTTTGTTGGCATAATTGATGAGGTTCTTGTCTTCAATGATATCTTGAATGTGGCCACAATAGACTCGATTCGTAACAGCACTTATTCGGGGATTACCGGCACAGGTACTGTAGACGGGATTCAGATTTATAGTCCGACCAATGCCGACCTTTATGTGGACGACGTAATAGTAAATGATACTTCCGGGGATTATAATAATTCCTGGCCTGATGGAGCATTTGTAATTTCAATGACTCCCAGGAGTGACTTAGTTACTCAATGGACGGCCCCCCTTGAAGTTGAAGATCATTGGATGCACACTGGCACCAATGTGGTGACCAGTGCCTATTATCCTGGATTTATCTATCACGCAGGGGTAACCCCCGGGCTTATTGAATTGTATGGCCTTGAAGAAACTCCCGTGGAACTTGCTTATGTTGACTCAATTCAACCAGTTATAGAAGGATTCAAATCGATTACATCTCCGACAATTACAGCCTTAAGGGCTTTAATAACTGTTGATGGTACAACATTCAATTCTTCTACATTTGACTTAACCATTCATGATGCTTTCTATGTACCTACTATTTGGCAGTACAACCCGGTAGCTGGAACCCCTTGGACTAGCTCTGATCTTGACAGCTTGGCAATAGGAGTGGAGTCAATTTACTAATGGCTAACGACTTTTCAGCAGATTCATCTTGTAAAGCTTTGTGGCGGTTTGAACCTGGAGCTCTCACAACAGACGGCGTGAGCTCCAATACCTGGACCAATACCAATTGTGTGAGTGCTCCTTTTTACTGGGAAGGATCTGGAGCTGTTAAAATTTATGACTCGTACCTGACAATCAATAACGCGGACTTAGCAGCGGATTTTCCCCTTAAAAGTGGGGATGCTACAAAAGTTATGACTCTTTGCTTTTGGATGAGGACACTCAATCCATATGACTATAGCTATCGATATATTTACGCCTTGCATGACTATAGTTTGACCACTCGGACTATTGTATTATGTCTGTATAATGGCCAATTTCGGATATCAATCGCATACAATTCATCAGGGAGTGTGAATGATTACGATCTCGGACTCTATATGGAACCAGGAGCTTGGAATCATATTACGTTGTCTATTGACGGTGTAAATAAATTTTTGTGTGTCCAAGTTTGGAGTGAGAGAACTGGACTAGCATCAGTTTATCTAAATCTTGCACTGACCAATGTTATGTATGTCAGTGATCCACCTCTTCGACTTGGAGATTCCAGTACTACTACAGGCGCCAGGAAATCGTATGAATATTTAGATGAGATGATTGTTTTCAATCGGCTGCTGAATGATTGGCAGATAGCAGCAGTTCGAAAGGGAGTTTGGACGGGGGTAGGCCCCACTTTAGGCAGTAATAATTTTTCATCAATCTCAAGTCTGTGTGCTCAATATCGATTTGAATCTGGAGCTCTAACTACTGACTCAAAAGGCACTAATACCCTCACTGCATCCGCGAGTTCTCCAACGTCTGCAACTTCACCTGCAGCATTTGTCGTGGCTGAGGGGTCGGGCTCCGCAAGATTTACTCGTGCGAGTTCTCAAGGCTTTTATTGTGTTGATGCCAGCTTAGCTGCGGGATTCCCATTTAAGAACGGTGATTCTACTAAAAAGCTCACTGTGTGTGCTTGGTTTAAATCGTTCGGACATACCGGCAGTTCTTCGTATTATGCCATAGCCGCAAAGTGGAATTGGGGCTCCAGCAAACTTTGTTGGACCATAGGACTTACAAACACCGATCAACTCTATCTTAATACCGGATATGGTTCTGGTACAAGCAATCAAGGTGGCGGCACCGCAACCCCTGTCAATGCTAATCAATGGTATCATGTCGCGGCCGTTTTGGATGGCGTTAACAAGCGGGCAATGCTTAGAGTTTACTGCCCTGCGACAGACAGGGTTTTTCATATAGATACTACATATACAAATGAAACTCGCGTTACCGACGCCGCTTTTACAATAGGATGTGAAGCCAACGGCGCAGGGTATGCGAATTACTTCAACGGCCTTATTGATGAAGTTTTGATCTTTAACGACACTTTATCAATCAAAGACATTGATGCAATTCGTAATGGCTCCTTCTCTGGATCTTCTTTAGATCGCTCCACCACTGTTGAATCAGTTACACTCCAGGCTGCTGTTAGATATCCTAATAGAAGTAAACGTATTTGTATTGACCCTATAAATGGGAGTCCCCTCAATGCAGGACAATCTTTTAGTGAAGCCCTTCAGTATCCCAGTTCCAAAGCTATTTGTTCATCAGATAAAGTTTACGTAGCCAAAACCCCTGAAACTGCTTTGTCTGGAACCGCAACGGCCACTCAAGATTCCTTCACGGTTGTAAATACTTCCAGTCTTTCATTAGTGCAAGATGATGTCCTTCGAATTGGATCTGACGATACTCTCTATTCGATTTATTCTTGTGCTGGTCTTACTATCCAACTCTGGAGACCCTATAGAGGTTCCACGGGTAGCGGAAAACAGTTATATCAATTAAATCCTTATTGCGTGAAGGGTGGAGATTGGACTTTCTCTACCCATGCCGCTGCGGGTGCAACCACCTTGATATGTGGAGGAATAGATACTGAAACACTTGATGCGGATGGATTTACTGTTATAGGGGGTCATTCTTTATATCAGCCTACTTTAATGGTAGATATCGGTCGCGCTTATGATATCTCAAGATTTGCATCTCATTATGCCTATAGCACCTCGGGCTTTATGATCGCTGCCCACCGAGTTCGAATTTCAAATTGTTTTTGCTTTGTTAGTGGCTATTTAAGAACGCTTGGCGTTTCAACAGCTGGGCTACAGGTGGATAAATTTGTAGCTGAGCATACTTCATCGGGATTTAAAGCGGAGCGATTAACCGATTTTGAAGTCAATGACTTAGAGGTGTTTGCGTGCACTGAAGGAATTGATAGTTCTGAGCCTATCCTTAATGGGACTTTCAGGAGACTTAAAATTGGTAATTGTACTTATGGCTGGGAAATTAATTCAGGTAGGATTGCTAACGTTAAGGTGCTTGACAGTACTTTTGGAGATGGTGCCATCAATTCTGGAGCTGACTTACGCGTCTTTGGCTCCGCCACCTTTAGCAATTTTATATTCAAGAATTCAAAAATGCTGTCTCCTCAACTACTAATCGTCGGCACTGCTGATTATATTTGGGGTGGTAAGATTGGTTTCGAGCATTGTGTTACCAATTCACTTGGGTTGGGTAGCCCCAACTTTTGTCTCTATGGAAGCGATTGCGCGATATCCACATACACTCAACAATCTTATGCATTTAAATCCTCCCAAGATTCTTCAACTTATAGGACTGCACCCCCTTCGCTTAAAGTTGAGATGCCTTTCATGGCCCCTTTATTCCCCGAAGCAGTCCTGACCTTGCCTTTCACGGTTCCATGCATCGTGGATACTCCGATTACAATTGGAGTCTATTTAAGGAAGAACACCTTTTATTTAGCTGAAAAGCTGCCGACTTTACGCGTAAGGTATTCAGCTGGTTCTTATGGAACAAATGCTGAACGCATTCCTCCTCTCTACTATGAATCCGTTCCCTATCCCTATTACGCCTCAGCCTCCTCTACTAGAACATCGTATGGAGGCGAAGAAGCTTATCATGCCTTCGATGCTCAGGGCTCTTCTACTCGATGGGCGGCTGTTGGAGCCACTGGATGGCTAAAGTTATACGTTGGAGCTTCTGGCCTTGAAGTTTTATCTTATGCATTGACCAGTAGGTCCGATGGGTACCTAACGGAGATGCCTTCGGATTGGACTGTAGAAGGATCAAATGATAATTCAAGTTGGACAACTCTTGATACACGGACAGACCAGGTCTGGACTTCCTCATCTCAAACTCAATCTTTTACTTTGACTTCTACCGGGATTTATAGTTATTATCGATTAAATGTTACCGCGAACGGAGGCTCATCAGTTCTTTCAGTTCCTGATTGGGTTTTATTTTACACCGCTGCAACGTCTGGGACAGTGACCACTCAAGAGGTTGAAACTACAATGGCAGACGTTTCTGATACGTGGACTCAAGTTTCTATTGAACTCACTCCAGATGTCACGGAAGTACTTGATGTCGAACTTTTGATTTATTCTTCCCGCTCCCCAGCAGGTATTGTATGGGTAGATGACTTTACGGTATCATAATGGAAAGATGGAATTATTTTGAAGCAGTTTATGTGTGTGAGAAATGTGGTAGGCCTTTCTCCTTCATCGTGAGATCTCTTCTTGAGCAGAGATCGGAAGCTATGAAAAGATTGAACGGTTTTCCAAAGTGCTTTAGATGTTTGTCAACCAGCTCTGATCATGAACTTATGGGCTTCGAAGTGATGGACCTAAGTCATTTAAATGGGCTTATCACTTGGGTCACCTAGGCGCCCTTATACTGATTTTAAAACAAATTCTTTAGTGAAGGGTCGGAGGTGGTCATGTGAAAGTTTTAAAGTGCTTACTCTCATTTTTAATTGCATTCCCTGTTGTTGTAGGTGCGTCTACAGGGGGAGTAATTGCCGCTCAAGATCCGAACTCTTTCAATACAATCCGGGATGTCATTATTCCTCTCGCTAATATGGGGATTGGGGCCATCATCGCAGTTCTTTTGATTTGGCAGATCTTTCCGATCCTGAATCGTAATACTGAAACCTTACGAGAGATTGCAGCTACCTTAGACGTCATCTCGAATAACAATCTCCGCTTAGCTGAAAAACTTCTTGATATAATTGAGAAGCAATCTCTTAAAAGGTAGGACCTGGCTGATGCTTTCAACCCTGATGGAGTTTTCAAACACTACAACCAAGTTGGCGTACATTTCCCATAAAATATTACAAATTAGGCAAAAGGAAAGGCATGTCAGCGAAATCTTAGAACAGCGGTTATCTCTATTTGCGGACCATATATTGCCGACACGCCGCCCTAAAAACTGCATGGAGGGTTTTTCGAATGGCGGTGGAGCTGATTGAAATTGAATATCCATTCCCAAACCTGGCTCCTCGGGTTTGTCGTCAAAGGGCATTAGTTGAAGCATCAGGATGTGAAGGTATTGACCGCTTCAACTTCATTCATATTTTTCTCGAACTTTTATGTACTACCCTTGAAATGAAACCAATGTCAGCTCCTATGTTGATGCGCGTTCCCGTCTTACATCAGATGGGGAGTAATCCTGATGACTATGGAATCTCTGCATGTCAAATATGGCTTGAAAGTGGTGTTACCATTCATGCATGGCCTGACCATGGGTTTCTGATGTGTAATGTTGAGACTTGTAAACCGTTCGACGTCCATGCCTTAAGTAATTTAGTCGAAGAGTACTTCAATGCTGAATGTGTTCAAGTGACCAATGTTCTGACTAAATAAGAGCATGCATAAATTTATGGAGCTTTAAATTGGCGACAATTTATACGAATGGGTTTGAGTGGAATAGCATTCATGAAACGCCTGTTAGAGGTGGGGATTCGCATGATTATTTTATATTAAGTACCTCACCTACCCCCCGCTCTGGTTCTTATTGTGTCCGTCTTTACAATTATCTTGATTATACGGATCGTCAAGGTATGCGAGTTTACCTATCGACTGCTCTAGATGAGTTGTACATACAATTTGCTTTTGCATGCGACAATCTTCCAGAAGATAGACGTCTATGTTATTGGATGGATACAGCCGGCGACCTTTTAGGTGAGTTGTGGGTGACTGATGCTAATCTTAGACTCGCGATAGGTGGTTCGACAGTTGCGACAGGTTCTCGTGTTTGTAGCACTGGAGCTGTTTGGCATTGTGTCGAACTACATATTTTAATAGATAACTCGAGCGGGAAAGTTACTTGTAAAGTAGACGGCTTGGTTGATTTTGATTACACTGGAGATACTCAACCCGGAGCCACTGACACTGTAAAGTCGATCGGCTGGGGAAGCTGGAATTACCTGGAAAATCTTTATATGGATGATATTATCATCAATGATACAACTGGAAGTTTCAATAATTCTTGGCCTGGATGTTTAAGTCTTATCTTACTCCTTCCCAGCGGTGCAGGTACCTTCACTAATTTCACGCCAACCTCCGGTTCAAACTATCAATGTGTAGACGAAGTTCCCCCCTCTAGTACTGACTATGTATACGCTAAAAGTTCAGGACTTACAGATTCTTACACCTTTCAAAACTTGCCCGCAGGTGCTTCAACAGTCTGTGTCCTAAATCAATCTATTTGGGCAAAGAAAGCTGAAGCGGTTGACACTTATCTTTGCCCAATTTTAGTTCAAGGAATTACCATCACGGCAGGTACCTCGATGCAAATAGATATGGGCTATACACTAAAGCAAAACTTTTGGCAATATAATCCTATTACGGGGGGCGTCTTTACACAGGAAGAGGTTGATTCTATTGAAGGAGGATTTGCATCCTTCGTCCCCTCTGAGTGATCGTAATTACATGCCGAGGCTTATTACACAGAGCTTCCCCTCCTCCCTCCATCTAAGCCCAGTATATCTATACTGGGCTCCCACCTTCATTATCGGTCAAATTTAAAGAAGGATAAATTTTTATTGGAGGGCTAGAGATGGCTGTAGTCGAAACATCTGATATTAGTAATAACTTTTTAATGCTGACCCCGGATGGGTCTAGTGATTGGGATTGTGCTACTAACCACTCAAAAGGTTTAAGAGTTTGGAGCATCCTTTTTTACCCTTCCGCCGCCAATGACGTTATCTGTTTGAAAGCGGATAATGATTTGGGTCCTATCATTTTCAAGGCGAAAGATGTTGATGGTAGGGGTCTTTTGATTAACTTGCCTGGAAATATCATCTTTCCGTACCTGGATCAAAGTGAGTGCACCTTCTCTAATGCTGCTAACGCTCGCATTAGTTTTTGTTTAGTCTAGGAGGGTTGCATGGCGTTTGTGACCAAATCTATTGGTGATTTCAATTACCAAGTATCAGTTGCCCCTCAATACAATGGAGCAGACAATGAATCTGCTTATGTATCGATCAATAGTTCGGGGGCTATGGTTGGTCGATATCCCGAGATCGTTGGCGAGGATGTATTTATTCGAGGGCTTTATTATGACGGCACCACACTGTCAACCATTCCAGCCCCCGCGGATGAATTACACGTCCTTTGTATTTCAATTAATGATTCAGGCCGCATCTTCTTCGCGGCAACTGATACTGATTATGATGAAACAACTTTCACTTACTACATCAAAGATGGCGAAACCGTACAGAGCTTTATACTCCCTTCCGACATATCAGAAGGGGGCTTTACAAGTTACAATGCAATAGGAATGACATCCGATGGGTACGTGGTATTCAAATGTCTTGATGTAGATGACTATCACTACTTTGTTTTTGATCCCCTCGATTATGAATATGGGTACTTTGATCATATTCCAAGCATTGGGCTTCCCACGGCTTTGTCTCTTACCATCACTGCGGTTCAAGATATCTTGTATGGTACTATAGACTCGGGTACGTCAGCCGGGTTTATTTTTAGCATCTCTGGATCTAATCTAGATTTTCTCGGGAGTCGCGAAGAGCTCATTGTTCCCGTAACTTCAATTGAGTCTTGTAATCGAGACCAATTTGCATTTGCTACGGTTGAAGACTCACTACATTTCCGGAGAGTCAATCTTGAAGAGACCCTAGCAATAGGCTTGACCGATGCGACTGGGACCGTAGCAGAGACTAGCACGGGGCTTTCTGAACTCGGTGAAGGGGATATTTTCTATGCTATCCTGTATTGTGGTGGGACATATAATGTAGCCAAGCTACCCCAAGTTTTAAATTGGGACTTCGGTGGGGAAGAAGAAGAAGTAACATCTAGTAAAAGTGTGTCACTGGGATGCTCCCTCAGTCTCTAAAAATTCACCATAAATTGACCCTACCCTGACCTTGACTCCCTTGGTTAAAAGGTCAAAAAGCCCTTTATATGCCTACATAACCTGCGCAATTATCAAGCGAAATTTGAGCGTAATTTTGATGGGTCAAGGTGAATTTTTCTTTTAATGAACAGGGCGGCCCTTCCATCCATTCCGATACCAAATTGATTTGAAACGGAGGTGTAGTCAAGTGGAGCCAATTAAAAAACCAAGAGTGTGTGATCGATGTTACCGAGTACATGAGGAAGATTCTTCTATATGTTATTCGTGTAAGAAAGAGATCGCGGAGCTTGAAAGGGTCAGAGCAGATTCAGACGACGATGGGTGTCCTGATTAAATTTAAAAGGGGTTCTTAGAACCCCTTTTTATTTTCCAGGATTATATTTCAAACATCAATTATTGGCATTTAGAGTACCCACAATCCAAACACTCTGCACACCCCTCTTTATGTTCATATCTCCCATGACATTGAGGACACTCATCATAGAAGTTTGCATCACTCTTTTGTTCGGGGTTTAGATAGACATCCCACAGCACCTTGGCAACTCCATCATAAATCGAAAGCACTTTCTTCCCTTCATCCCAAACAACATCCTTCCCAGCAATTCCGATTAGCTGTTCGTATATCATTTGAACCGACCCGCCAAGCTGCCAATTGAGACTCATCATCCTTCCGAGTGCTTCAGCATGAGCCTTTTTATTTCCGCCACTCTTACCAATCTCAACAAAGCATTCAACCGGAACTCCATCCAGTTCGTTTATGGTGACATACATATTTCCTTCACCAGTCTTCACACAATCAGTCACTCCCTTCAACCGTTTCGGTCTTTTAATTCGACGCAGTTCAGGAACAACTCCACCAAACTTAACCGGCTGAGTAGTGATACTTCCATCCCTATAGACAGTTACTCCCTTCAATCCTTGTTCATAAGCTGTCTGAATTATTTCTAGGATGGTATCGGCGGTGGCGGCGTTTGGGAGGTTCACGGTTGAACTAATAGAGTTCGTGACATATTTCTGGAGTCCCGCTTGCATTAAAACTCTATCAAGCCAATTAATGTCATGAGCGGTCTTCCAAAGCTGTTTGACTTCAAGTGGAATGTTTGAAATCCTTTGGATCGACCCACCATGCCGTTTCATTTCATTGATAAGATCTGGAGCGTACCACTTTTCGTTTTGATATTTCTTTTGGAAGTCTGGGTGCACGAAAGTCATTGTGTCACCAGTATCCGAAATCTTCTTTTCGTATACAATGGCGAACAATGGTTCCATTCCCGAACTACATTCGCATGAGATTGAAATCGATCCAGTCGGCGCGATGGTTGTAACTTGAGCATTCCTGACTGGAACTGTTATTCCCCAAAGTTCCTCTAGCCTTTCTTTTGCATCTCCAAATTTGGTAAATGGTTGTATGATTCCACCTTCGGTGGGAGCTTGAGCTAACGCCATCGAAGCAGCCCAAGCTTCTTGAGTTACAAATTCCATTATGCGTCCAGCGGTTTCTCTAGCACTTGGAGAATCATATGGAAGGTTCAACATAAGTAAGGCATCAGCAAGACCCATAATACCTATTCCAATATTCCTTGTACTTAAAGCAACCTTCTGAAATTTCTCTGTCGGGTATTCACTTGCATCCAGCATTCCATCCAACATATAAGTAGTCAAACAAACTGTTGTTGCAAGATCATTCCAATTAATTTGCCCATCGATAATGTGAGCAGCAATATTAACACTGGCTAAATTGCATGAGCCATGGGGCATTAAAAATTGCTCGCCACAGTTCGCTGAAAGGATAGCGTCATTTGATCCGCAGCAAACGAAGTAGCGGTGAGTTTCATCTACAGATCCATTATAAACCGGGGCTTTGATATCAAGCCTCTCAATGGAAACTACCTTGTGGTTCATTACTTCTTTGATTGGTTTACGCCAACCCAACCTGTGTGCGACTAAATATGGGCTACAATTGAAATGTTTTGCAATCTCTTTGTTTGACATTCCACTTGACTTCATTTGTTGGATCTTATTAGTGTCGATGTCTTCTCGAAAACGTCCATTTTTTTCACCATCAAACTTTAAACGTTTGAACGGGTTTCGCTCGTCCCCAACTCCATACATTGGATTTGATTCACCAAACATTTCCTTTGAGTTATGTTCGTAGTGATCTAATATTTCTAAGTTGGGGGGGATATTGTTTGAACGGTCCCCATCAATGTGATGTGCGTGCTCTTTTGGATAGCTTGGACGACTCCCTTCTTTCCATTCAAGAACGACATGATGCTCCATTACAGATTCAACTGAATTCTGTAACTTGAGGTACCCTTTTTGATTTGCTTTATAGCGGTAGACACTTCCAATTGAATCCCCCGCTCTCAAATCTTCAGCATGGATCTCTGATCCGTCTGACAGATGGAAAGTATGTTGAGGTGTACAGATTTGTGCTGATAGCTTCCCTTTTGCGTTCTTGAAGACCACCTTCATAACTTCTGCGTCGCTGGCGGTCTGTCTGATATTCCGCATAGTCCTAAACTTCAAGAGTCCGTTATCATCTTGAGTTAGTACTGGAATTTCTTTTCCAACAAGTTCATCAATTCGTTTAGGACCTTCAACGGTCCAAATCTTTGTACTACCAACCCAACAAGGATTACTTGAACGAATTGGTTCGGTAGGGATCGTATTAAATCGATTGACTCGATCAAGGAAGACTACTCCAGGATCACCGCATGCGTGGGCACACTCAGCAATACTTTTCAAAAGCGTTTGTGCATTTATCTTTGACTTAACGCTTCCATCGATTACACTTCGCAATTCCCAAATAGTATCGTCTTGAACCGCCTTCATAAACGCATCAGTCAAGTTGATGGATATGTTTATGTTCGGTAAAGCTTCCATCGTTTTGAGTCTAATAACGTCGATGACATCTGGGTGCCCGACATCGAATACCACCATAGCCGCTGCTCTTCGTGTCTTGCCACCAGACTTAATCGTCCCTCCCAATGAGTTAAGATGTCTAATGAAAGCAATTGGACCTGAGGATGTACCTCCTGATGATAGTGGGCAATCCTTTTCACGAAGGTCTGAGAAGTTGGCTCCAATTCCACTACCCGCGAGGAACACTTCAGTTGCATCATCATAAAACCCTTTTATGCTACTCATGCTATCTTCTAGGCGCCCAACAAAGCAAGCTGAAGCTATTTGCTTTCGTTTACAACCCAGATTCATCATTGCAGGGGAGTTGACCCTCATCTTGTTTTCAACTTGAATGCGAATAAACTCATCCAAATTTACTTTAAGATCCGGTCGTGCATTTACAATTGCATTAACAACCCTTCGAAAGACGTGGACAGGTTTAGTCTCTCCCTCGTCGTAGTATAGTTTTTTAAAGACATAGTCGGCATTAGGGCCTAACTTTTTGGACATAAAGCTCCCCCAAAGTTCTTTCTATTGTTTCGGATTTTAATTAAAGACGTGAATATATTTCTACGAGTTGATTCCAGCGCTGAAAGATTAAGTGCCAACCCTTCTGTGCTGCATATCTTCGAGCGTTTTCGATTTCAAATTTGACTTCTTTTTCAAGGATGATCTCGCCTAAAACCAATTCTGCATCCTCGATTAACATTTCAAACTTCATTAACAACCAATTACGTTTAACGATGTCTTTGGAGCGTACAATCGCTTTTAACCATTTGTCCTTGCATTCTTCCATATCAAACTCTGCATCCGCGATTGCTACTTTAACCAACTCAGAGCCATACTTATCCCAAAGCTCTCTGGCCCTCTTCTCTCCAATCCCCTCCACTCCAGGGATGTTATCACTACGATCTCCAATCAAACATCTTTGAAGGAGCATTGCATTTTGGTTTCCACCATACTCCAAAACAAGGTCCTTCTCCCCAACCAATCGCTTCGGCCTTGGCATCCAGATATTAACACCTTCTTTCAAACATTGCCAAAGGTCTTGATCTCCAGATATGATTGTTCCTTCCGCCTTCCGCGTCCATATCCAAATAAGATCGTCTGCTTCAAGGTCTGGCATCCTTCCCATAATAACCGGGAAGTGGGGAGCGAACTCTAGAACTTCTTTCTTGATCTCTGGCTTTTCATTTTGCCAATTACCAAGATTGAGTCTTCCTTTCTTGTATTCGGGATATAAAGCCCTCCGCTTTCCTTTCCTATCATCCCAAGCTATCGCGACTCTCCCTACTTCAAACCTTTCCGCATAGCTTGCAACCTCCAACCAAAACGTTTGAACAACTTCCGGTCCCCTAAAATATAAGTAGGCAAGTAGATAATCACCATCAACGAAAAGCCATTTCATTGTTTAAAAACCTTTCTTAACTCTTTTCCCTTCAACCACCCTATCAATCACTTTGTCTAAGATGTCTTGATGTGCTTTTTGAACCTTTAGTTCCATCATATCAACCTTCTCACATGCTTTTGAAATTTTCCTATCCAACCTCCAAAATACAAAGACCAACCCAACCAACAAGATAAAATTTACTAAAGGCATTTTATCCATTATCTCCCCCCATCCAATCTAATTTATCAAGTACTTTTGATAAAGCTTCTTCCGCTACCCTTTTATGATTGTTTTCAAGCGATTCAATTTTATGACTTAGTTTAACAACAATCATAATAAGCCAAGCGATCGACCCTAACTTTAACAAACTAAGAAACACAAAAGGTAGTAACATCCAAACCTAAATTGCTTCATGAGAACATAAGGTAGCAATCGTCCCATCCATCCCTACTCCCTCCCCTCCAATTTATCAATCCTTTTATAGATGTCTTGAATCTTCTCCATCTTTGAATCCATTGTTTGGAATTGCTCTTGAACCGCTTTATCAATTGCCCTAAACCCCCAAACAAAATAAACTACCATAAAAAGAATGATAACCATTAGGGCCGCTTCCAATATAGTCCACAGCAAACGAATGTCTCTATATTCATCTAACTTTTGAACCAACCAAGCAAGAAAGGGAATGTGTTCAACATTCGTAGGAGGCAAGAGAGGTACAGGTGAGTTCATTCTACTTTTCCTTCTCCTTGAACTTTTTATTGATCTTTTGAATTTCCAGGAATAATTTGATTACTGTCACTCCTAAAACAAAAAGCACTACAACTTCTCCAACGTCCAAAAAGAACCTATGCATCTTTCCGGGCTCGTGGGCACAAACAAACGTCTGAACTTCATCCCAAAACATTCCAACCATCCTCCAACAACAAGAAACAATAACTATTCTTCTTCCAATTTGTCATCCATTAGCGGAAAGTTTTGCAATATGTGCCCAGCCGCCAAAGTTAGGGATTGATAAACCTCTATGGGATTCCCATAAAAGAAAAACTCTTGAGACCCATCTTCCAACCCAACCACCGTCGTTATAAAAGCCACCTTCCTCTTCTTAACTTCTTCAATCCTATCAAAGATAGCTTCCAAATCCCTATCCATCAACCTAACAACCTTCCCCATCTCCATCCCTCCCATCTTCTTCCATTTTCAAAAAACTATTAGCTTCCTCCAAAGTCAACTCTCCAACCAAGTCCCAATACAATCTATAAATAGCTTCCTTCTCCTTCTTCAAACAACAAGTCTCCCCAACCGCCAACCTCCTATTAACATCCTTCATCCTACCTTCCAAATAAACTTTAAGAGTACTAACTGCAATCGCATCCATCCGAACCATAACGTCCTCCAATAAAAAAACCCCAACCCCTCCACTTTTTCAAAACCATTCTATAATATAGTATTAGTAACTATATATATATCTATACAAATCTATTTACTGCTTAGTATGTATTCTATAATTAGAGGATATAGAAACCTTTTCCAAAGTCTCAAAGTAATCATCTATAACTGCAGTAACGTAATATAGCATCTTCTCAACTTCACCAGGATCTAGTTCTTTAGGATCAAAGAATAAATTAATACAGCCAAACGCAGTCCCTGGAAGGACAAGCGGTCGGCTGGCAAACACGGCATCATGGACTGTCAAGGCATCTTTTTCTTTAGACATAACGTCTCTCCTTATTCTGAGCTTTGGATTATAAGTTGACATGTAACCACTACGAAAGTTCTGCTTTTGAAAGACCTTTCTTCCTTTTTACTTTAGCCTTCAACTGTGCCCTTGTCTGTAACAACCCAGTGAACGAAACTACACTTCGCTAATGTCCCACTTCATAAGACATGAACGAAACTACACTTCGCTAATGTCCCACTTCATAAGACATGAACGAAACTACACTTTGCAACTTAGGCCGCTTTGCAGCCAGGTTGACTGCCTCGTGTTGTAGCGCAATGTGCTCCAGACCCCTAGTTACCCCACTTTGAGGGGCTCTCCAACCAGACCACATTAATATTTAAATATATAGTAAAATATATAGTATATATAAGGTTTATATGTATAATGGGAGGTTATTTACGTATATATAATATATGTAAATACCACTAAAATCGCGTATTTTAACACGGGTAAAAAGGAGAATATCATGGAATTCGTGGTATGTAACGGTATGGATCTTATCGGTATGTTGGTGCTTTTAATGGTCTTTTCCCTCTTTGTTGAGAGTGCTTTTGAGGGGTTTTTGTGGTTGATTGGGTTTGTTTTAATGGCGGTTTTGCTGGGTATGATTGCTATTCCGTTCGTGGTTACTATGGGGTTTTTAGGAGTATTATACGGTATTGTATTCCTAGGAATCCTGTGTATCATCGTGTTATTTGGGTATTCGGTATTCACTTTATAGGGGGTATTACAATGAAATTCGCGTTTATTCCGTGTACTGTATTGAGCGAATGGCTCAATGTTTTTCCGTCTGAGGCCATGAATGCGGTGAGAAAAGACATGGGTGCCGTGAGTGTAGAATACCACAAACGGTGTGTAAATGATAACCATGTCTTCGAAATTAACGGCCCGATTCCACCCGTTAGACGGTGTGAATGCTGTGACTATAATGGTGAAAGCATTGCCGAATATAGCCACGTCGTTGTTGATTTCGGTGAGAGATCCTCACTTTATAGGGACGACCTTGACCAGAAAAAGGTGAAGGAGATGGCTAGTCCCTTTGCTATAACCGGGTGGTGGTGCCTCGGTTAAAGGAAGGTATAGGTGTATACCTGTAATACTATGTATCTGAGCTTTGTACAAGGCTTGCAAGTACTAACCCCCATATATGCCCCGGACCATCGGGGCCATGAAGGCTAGTTAAAGGTAGACACTTGGTTAGTATTAGTAAAAGTTGTTTACCTTTAACTAGTTGATTTTATTAGTGCGAGGATTTTCCTTGCCTTCTTTTTATTGTATTTCTGTATATACGAAATACCATATCATCTAGTCCAGGTGAGGACTAGGGGCCGGGCCATCAGGGCCATAGCATATATGCCCCAGGGTATTTCATATGTACATATCCAACTAACCCCCTAAAGGAGATTACAATGGATGTTAGAACAGGATCCCCCTGGGTACTACGCCCAGGGGAAACGGTAGCGGTAATCGGACACGAAGGGGAGTTCGCCCTCGTAGCAAGAGTTAACCCCGCAGCGAAGGCGGAGAGAGAAATCGGAACCTTCACCTCCATTTGACCTGATTAGAAGGGATTGACCCATTCAATTGACCCCATCAGAAGATTGGGTGAATGGGCATATGGTCAATTGACCATCTTCGGAGGTGCTTTATGTTGGATGTTTATTTTGACTGCTCAACAGGGCAGGAAGCAGTGGACCTTTTGGGTCGTAGGTTGGGAGGCACCAAGCATGAGATCCGCGCGAACAGTTTGGTCAGTGAGGCAGTAGCGGAGCTAAGGAAGCTTCGTGAAGAAGGCGTCAGGCCTTCTTCAATTGCATACCGGTTAAGGTGGTGGCTGTATGAAAGGCTGGCCACTGTTCCGTTCACCCAATCTTTTTATCTTAATGGCACTCCAGCCACCCTAGTAGGTATCAGGGAAGTAATGGAACGGGACGACTATGACTATGACGACCAGCAGTATTGGGTTGTGTGTCCAATCTGTGGCCGGGAGTTCGTCACTTACTCAGATTGTGTACCAATATGTTGTGAGGTTGAAGTCCACAGTCATACAATAGGGACTGAGGAGTGGTTCCAGGAAAGGGGTTTAACGCCGTGGGAAACTTTAGCGGCGAAGACTCAATTAGGGGTCGAGGATGGGTACTAGAATTAGAATAAAAGGAGGAAGTACAAATGGCTGCAAAGGTTATTAGCAAACCCCAAGAGCCCGTAGAGCCGGTGTTTAAGATCTACGGGAAGGGCGGCGGCTGGTTTACGGCCGCCGAGGTCGTGGGACGCTTTGCCGAGTATGACTTTGGCGAGGTCTCCCTTCCCTGGACTTTTGGGTCGCTTAGCGAGCACCCCAGGATCCAGGAAGAGCTCCAGAAGTTCAAGGAGCGGAAGGATCGGGAACGGGCTGAGGCCCCCGCTCGCGCCCAGGAGCAGAGGCGGCTTGAAGCTAAGGCCAAATGGGATCGCAACAAGAAGGAAGCGGCCCGTAGGATGAGGAAGTAGGCTTATAAAACCGCCAAACGAAAATAGAGAGACTGCTCAGGAGGACAGTCTCTCTATTCGCCGTATTAATCGGCCTGAAGAGTTTGGTAACGAAAGGAGGTGATATTAATGATCGATGCGGAAGCAGTGGCCAAGGCGTGGGAAACTATTGCCAAGGCGCGGATGGAGGCCAAGGGGTACTCGCAAGAGTACACTGATGAATTCCTGAGTAGCCTAGGGATGTATTTCGATCCCGAGAACCAGGATCATTGGGCTGAGATGCTGGATGCGATCCTTCAACAATAACAATTAGTCCTGAATAGGGACCGGGTGGGTTGGTGGGAAAGGAGCGACCGTGAAAAGGTTTATATACTCTATAGCGGTCGAGATTGTGGGCACTCTTATTGAGAGCCCGTTTTATTTTGGGATGAAGACTAAGGAGCGGCTCGGATTGTTTGAGACCGTGTATGCATCGTACATCGAATCCAAAGAGGAGAACGACCATGTTAGTAGTGGCCGGAGTGTACCCAAAGAGGGCGCCTGAGGCCCCTAAAGGCAAAAGCCTTGAAGAGATCATCCGCGAAGCTTTGGCTGAGCGGAAGAGAATCTCCTCCAGGGCTCGCACAACATTTAGGACCTTCGGATACACGCCAAGGTCCTAAATGCTAAAGAAGCGAGCTATTCAAACAACGAACGAACGCCGTCAAATCCTCAATGCTGAGGAACAAGGTGTTCCTGTTCGTTGCAAGCGTAGGGGCAGGATGCTTCCATGTCGCCATACCCAGTATGGTATTGCCGGGTTCTTTAATACCTGGCACAGTTGGAAGTATCACGGCCGGCCCATCCATCAGTGGTCCCGTCATAGTTGGAAGTGCATGCGGGGCTGCTATTATGAGGGCCGGTTATATTGCGAACCAGAGGGTGATGATTTCGAATGGTCAGAGCCCTCCAACCCGATCTAGGAGGTATAGAAATGAAACAAAGAGATCGGAAACACATCCAAGAGTCGGTGCAGCTGAGCGAAGAGCTCGCCGCGATTAAGTCAACCCCCGGCCGGATCACCTTTCACAGGGAAATCCAAAACCGGCCTTTCGCGTGCCTGGCTGATATTCATGTGCGGCAGGGTAAAGGAGTCCCGAAGAAGGATGAGCTTTACGCGGCTCGCTCCTGGAATGAATGCCCTCAGTCAAGTTGCAATGCCTGCTCCGACAAGCAGTACCAGAAATGCCTTGAGCAGTTCGGCTGCTAACAACTCAGGCCTTGTAGGTGGGTGGTTAAACCTTCATATGGAGATTATGATGGAGAAGCAAAGAGTCAGGATGGTAACGAGGGTTCGGTTAGATGCCCATGAGGTAGAAGTTTACATTGGACCATGGGATGGATACCCCGAGTGGCTCATGGTAAACTATGGCTACGCTCTTGATGAGGTCGTATTCACTGTGATGGAGATATATCATGATTGACAACTCTGGACATATACCTCAAGACGTCCTCAAGGAGCTCTCACGAGAGTGCCTGGCGATTGAAATGGCCGGTGGGGCTTCAACCATCATCATTACGGATGGGACGAAGCCAATATCCTGGAAGCAAGCTCTTAATCGGGCGATGTCGTTCTATCGCCAGATGTTCCGGGGCAAGGCCGAAGTACAGGCTACGTTGACTATCTCTGACGAAGAGAAGAACCTCTTCCCAATCCTGGAAGGCTTCGAGTTCGCAGTAGTCACCAGGGTCCGGGGGAAGCTCAAGGTTAGCTTCGATTAATCGAGGAGAGTAGTATGGCCAATAATTACAAAGGGACTGTGTGTCCTGACTGCGGTAGCTTCTTCACGTTAGAGGTTGAAGTTGACCTTCACGGTTCCCGCAGCGTACAGAAGTTTGAGGACCTGTTAGTTCATAAGGTCCAAATGATATTGTTAACTCGGAAGGAGGATAAGATCAGCATTAAAGAGATTAAAGCCCTTTTTGTAGAAACTGCCAAAGAATTTTGCCGGGAGTGTTGGTGTTATAAGGAACCTCATTCCCATCCGTTTAAACCTCAACACGGTCGTTCGCCAATCTAAATAGAAAGGAGGTGTTGCGTGATGGTTTGGGTTCTTTTGTTTGTGGGCCTTGTCGCCCTTATTGGCCTGATTGATTGTCGGCAATGTAACGCTCGGTATCATTCGTGTCTCAGCAAACGATTAAACAAAGAGGAGGAAGTGTAATGGCTAAGTTCACAGTGTTGGCGGAGAAGACCCTGCAGTTCAAGGGTGCTTCTAAAGGCGGCGGTTATGATGTCCTGACTGCCACTATCGGCGGCGGCAACGGTAAGAAGGCTTTCGACGAACGCCACTACCTTCCCGCAGGAACAATTCCGGATGGTGTGACTGAAGTCAAGGTCCGCTACTATATCGAAGTTAACAATAACGAAAAAGCTGAATAGGCTTTTGGGTGGGTGGGAGAGGAAAGGAGATTAGAGTGAAGAAATATCGGTATGTTGAGAGTGGCTATGTGGTAACAGATTCTCCAAGGTATGAACACGACTGCACCAGCTGCATCTTCCTCGGGCAATCCGGCAAGGCCGATCTCTATGCGTGCCAAGTACGGGGAAGAGTAGATACTGTGATTGCCCGCTATAGTGATGAGGGGAGTGATTATTCGTCTGGTATTCTCTTCGCGGACAAAGAAGGTCCGATTAATGAGGCCTTTGAGAGAGCCTTGGGGATGCGTATGATTCCCAGATGGTGGCCCGATGCCTATAAGAAGGAAGTGTTTGAGTCTGATGGTAATTATGGGACAACCTTCTACGTCAAGTTCTCTTGCTTTCCCCACTGCATGGAAGAACCTTATCCGGGTACTCCGTCTGCTGAGGTAATTGGTCGTAAATTTTACCTTGCCATGAACGCAGTGGATTTTGTAACAACAAAACTCTAAACAAGGAGATCAGCATGAGTGAGAATTACACTAAGATCGTCACAGAGTTGCTCACCCGATTTGCCGCGGCTTTGCCTACAGCGGATGAGCAACAGATTTCCGATCGGATCGTAGCGTTGCAAGAAAGCTTGGTCACTCTGGATGTAAGGGACCTTGTCCTTCCTGATCTGGTAGAGGCCTTCAAACGTTTACCCTTGGATATTCAAAACCGGATTGTAGACATTCGGGTATTTGAATACCTTAAGCAGGCTATAACCTCGTGAACATCTTTGCCCTAGATGTTTCGTCATCGATGGGTCCATACCTTAAAGTTGCCAAGGAGTTCATCAAGGGCCAGTTCAAGGAGAGGGACCTTATAATCCTCTTCGCGCACTCAATCGTCGGTTTCCGGAATTTAGAATCCATTGATGCACTCCTTGGGGTTGGCTTTGGATGCTCAGTTAGGGAGGTTGTTGGATATGTTAACCTTACTAACCGGAGGCAGCCCATTGACAGAGTATTCCTGATCACCGATGGGTTGTTTGCAGATGGCTACATGTTGTCGGAGTTTGAAGTTCCGTACATCCTTGTTAATATAGAGGATGGGACTCTTAACTTTCCGTACCTAACTAGGAGGTAGTTTAAATGAAAGACTTGAACCAAGCCTTCAAGGCAGCTATATTGGACCGAGTTCAAGAGCTCGGATTGTTTTCCGGGATGGTGGTTCTTATGAAGCTTAAGGAACTCCTCTCAAGATGTTTGAGTGTTGAGGATTTACCAGAGCTTACCCCGGAGATTGTGAAGTGGGTTGTTGATCACGAGATCCAGCATTTGCTCGCTCAGGCTCAAGCAGCCTATTTACATCAACGCAGTAGTGTAATGTTCGCCGGCCCCCTTGAAAGTAAATCCGATATCATTTCACAAGTGGCTCGAGACTTAGAGGTGAATGTAGTCATAGTCAGGCCTGACTATGATCCGACCGATTGGTTAGGAATCCCAAAACCCTTTAACGTGGAGGACATTTGATGTCAGAAGAAAAGCGTAATCCGTTGGAAGAGGCCTTGGTGCATTTATTGACCAAGACGGCTGAGGACAATCGTTCGATTGAGGACGCGCAGCAGGACATCCTCCGTCGCTACGATGCCATGGAGCTCACGAAGGCGGAAGCTGCTGAGCTGTACTTCGACTTAGCCCTTCGCCGCCGTGAGACCGCTAAACCATTAACCACTTTCATTGACGCTGTCAAAGCGTGTCAGGAGGAGTAGATGATCTTTAGGTGGG